ATGCTCATCCATGTAGTCAAACCCGGCGATACTGTCTACTCCATTGCCCTGGAGTACGGCATTCCCATGTCCCAGCTCATCTTGGACAATGGCCTGGAAACCTCCTCCCGTCTGGCTGTAGGGCAGGCGCTGGTGGTTCAATTTCCAACCCAGACCCACACGGTCCAGCCCCGAGAAACCCTGGCCTCCATCGCCGCGGCCTATCAGCTCCCACTGCGCCAGCTCTACCGCAACAATCCCATACTTGGCGGTATCCCGGAGATCTATCCTGGCCAGACCCTGGTGCTCGCCTACGACAGCACGCCGGAGGCCACCCTCTCCGTCAACGGCTACGCCTATCCCTTTATCGACCCGGCGCTGCTCCAATCCACCGTCCCTTATCTCACCTATCTGACCCCCTTTACCTATGGCTTTACCCCTGACGGCACGCTGGTGGAGTTGGATGACGAGGCCCTGCTCGCCGCAGCCCGCCAAGGTGGAGCCGCTCCTCTGATGCACCTGTCCACCCTGACCGAAGAGGGCGGCTTCTCCAATGAGCTGGCCCACTTGGCCCTCACTCAGCCTGCGGTACAGGATACGCTGGTTGACAATCTGGAGGCCATGCTGGTGCAAAAGGGCTACCGGGGGCTGGATGTGGATTTTGAATATGTCTACGCCGAGGATGCGGGGGCCTATGCCGCATTTCTGGGCCGCCTCACAGAGCGGCTCAATCCCCTGGGCTATCCGGTTATCGCCGCCTTGGCCCCCAAAATTGCCGCCGATCAGCCCGGAACACTGTATGAGGGCCACGACTTCGCCGCCATCGGTGCGGCAGTTAATCAGGTACTCCTTATGACCTATGAGTGGGGCTATACTTATAGCCAAATAAGTTATATGTGATAATTTTTCAAGAAAAAGCGGGTGCCATAGTCAGGTACCCGCTTTTTCTTCCCCCATATCTTTTTCGATCAACCCCACGATATAGGCGTTCAGGCTCATGCCCTCCTGCTGGGCGCGGGCCTTTATTTTCTCCTTCGTGCCTCCCTGCACACGGATCGTGATGTGATCCAGCTTTTCCAGGTACCGTTTATTCCCTTCCAAATGCGCTTTCGTAGCCACTTACATCACCTCGACTTTACTATATCACATTTCGATTCATGCATCCATGTATAATTTACACAAATTCATGCATACATGTTTGTGCGGAATACCTCTTGAAATACATGTATGCATGTATTATACTATGCTCGTAAGGCAGAGATGCAAAATCTCTTACAGAAAGGAGTGAGGTGAATGGACGAAATGAACGTGACAGAGGCACTGCTAAAGGCAATCCTCGAACTCATTGAGAAGTGCGATACGCTGGAAGAGCTCCGGGAAAGCGTCAAGCGCATCATGAATGAGTAAAAAGTGGGGCGGCTGACCCTCACAAAGCCACCGCCCCACACACCCCAAGGTGAGCCGGGAGCCTTACCCCGGCCACCTTGATTATAACAGCGTAAGGCAGAGGAATCAAGGAGGAAACACGAGATGTTAAATCAGGAAATGAGAACTGTAACAATGAACCGCTCCGATATGCTCCGCGTGGCCCAGGCACTCACCCATGTGGTGCTGGGATTCCGGGATGAGGTCAGGGCCGCTACGACGGAGGATCGCCGGCGGAGCGCCAAGTGCTCTCTGGATATGTGGGAGCGCATCCGCAGCGAGTTCGACCGTCAGATGGATGAGCAGGACCCCGAAGAGTTCCGCCGCAAGTAACCACGCCACCCGCCCCGGAGGTGACGAGGGCAGAAGGGAGCACACCATGACAAACTATTGGGAAGCCGATTTCCTCCTGGTCTGTGATGGCCGGGAACATGTATGGCGCGAGCTCACCCCGGAGGCCCAGGCGCGGATTCACCACGAGTTCGGCCTGGGCAGTACACACGGAGAACTCTTTCCCGATGATTTTGATCATACCAGCAAATAAGCACAGCGCCCCCGAGGCCCGTAGGCCCCGGGGGCGTTGATATTCACAATCGCTTGGCAATTTACTTTTCGTCGTCCTGGCCGCTCCCCAGCTTGTCCCCTGCTCCGTCCACGGTGGACTCCAGCGCGGCGATGGCCTTGCGCAGCCAGGCGGGCACGGGGGCGCCCAGGGCGCCGACATTCTCAACGATGCTGCCCAGCTCGGTCATGATGTACCAGACCAAGACCAGAACAGAAGCAAACACCTCATACCGGAAGGGCAGCTCCAGGGCCGGGATGTTGGCGAGGATCAGGCCGATCACCCCGTCCAGGATGGCAGCCACCAGGACGGCCACCACGGCCCCCAGCTTGTGCCACAAGCCGTCCCTGGCCACCTTGGACGACCACTCCCCCGCCCGCAGGGCGGCCGCGGTGCCGGTGCCGTAGTCCAGCAGCATACAAACCACCCAGGCCACCACCAGCCAGCCAAACCAGCCCCACAGGGCGGTCAGGCAGCCCACCACGGCGGCAACGGCCGCCTTGAATCCGTTGATATGCTCCATATGTACCTCCCTTACTCCAGCAGCCCCGCATTGCGGAGCATCTGGAGATTTACCAGGTTGTCGTCCGTCAGGTGCAGTGCGCCGCTCTGGTTGCCCTGGAGCACGCCACAGTCCACGGCCCTCTGCACCGTCTCCCGCGCCCATTCCGGGCACTCCTCTACGCTGGTGTAGACCTGGGGCCGCGCCGCCGTCACGGCCGCGTCAATCATGGCCTGAATCTCGTCTTTCGTCATGTCGGTGTCCTCCTGTCGATATAATGGCATGGTGGGCGGATAGCGGCCCGCCCGCACCATGGCGCTGGTGTACCTGCCGCCGGCGCTCCACTGGAGATGCGGCCGGTCAGGGAAACTCTGCCATCGGCCGCCCCACTCAAAGCCCACCCGCTCCCCCAGCTCTCCGGCCCGCTGAAAGAACGAGGCATCCGAATACTCCTGTCCCTTGATGTTCTGGCAGAAGTCGAAGGCCAGTCCGGCCCGCTCTCCGTGAAAGCTGGGGTACGGCGTGGCTGCGGTGCCCTGCTCATAACAATACCGCTGATACTCGTCATCCCGCACGGTTCCGGTGACCAACACCAGAAGCCCCGCCGCGCGGCACAGCTCCAGCCAGGCGCGGCAGTTGGCTGCCACGTCGGGGCGCAGCCGATCAATGTCCCGGCTGTTAAGCATCGTCCTCGGTCTCCTTGTCTTCGCTGCCAGGATAGTTCATACTAATACTGGCAATCGCCGGAGTATAACGGTCAAAATCGATTTTTTTCATACTGATTCGTCCTTTCTTCTTTCTTGTACGGCTTGCCTATCCTCATCCAGGATGCTATAATGGCTTCGTGGATCAATATTTTTACCCCCTCACTTTTCATTGGTCCATGCCACCCCCTCTGACGGGGGTGGCTTTTTATGTCTCCAAGAAGGTGTTGAGTGTAATTATCTATTTGAGATGTACCCGCCTTTCGCAGGGGGCCATTTATCAGCTGCTCTGGATCATGAAATCTCCCGTTATCCGGTATACCCGGCCGCCGTCAGAGGATGTACCAAGTGGCTCCACCCCACCCTGCACATAAACATTTCCCCCACCCGAAAGCGGGGTGATCTGGATGATTGCACCTTTCGGGCAGCGCATATTTCCCAATTCCGGCAGTTCATCTCCTTCCAGTGACAAATAGTAGGTGTCACTCAGAGGATAAGCAAATGGGCCCTCCACCCGAATCTGGCCCGTCGGACTGATCCGGCAGGTGACCTGCACGTCCCCCTCTGGCACGTCCAGGGAATTTATAGCGAGGTTACGGATCCGGCTCGCGTATTGACGGAAGGGGAGCCCATCGGGCACTGTGCCCCCCAGACTCTCGATGGCCTCCCGGATGGCCTCCTTGGCGCCCTGCAAATAGGCCAGCTTGTCCGCAGTCGTGCCCATCAGACCACCTCCCCATTGATGGCGTCCAGCGCGGCGTTGATGTCGCCTACCAAGCCATCCACATACTGCTTGTTGGCAGCATGGTTTTCGTCTGTCGGAGGGCCGTTCAGGACAATGGGGCCAGTCATGGTACCACCTGTCAGAGAGAGCCAGGGCGCAGCCGCGGCGATAGCGGCTAACTGGGCGGCATACTGCTCCAGGGTGGTGCCTGATGGAGGGTCTACACCCATAGCCTGTAGTGACGCTGCAATACTTGCCTTAGCGGCGGACAGTCGGCCAATTTCTCCCTGGATACTCACATATCACACCTCCCATCAAATGGCCGCCAGGGCCTCCTCGATGTCGCCTGTCAGGCTGACCTTGCCCGTTCCGGTGTGGTAGCCGGCGGGGACCGTGTACTCGGTCTGCGTCAGGCCGTCGATGGATGCCTGCACCGCCCCGTTGTTGGGCATGGTACCCGCCGCCTCTGCTCCGTCCGCCCCCACAAACACCTTGTTGGCCAGGACATCCCCGGCCGCCGCGGTCACCCCGGAGACATCGGCGTACTCCGCCGGAATGGCCTCCACTGTGACTTGGGACAGGGCGTCGTAGCCTTCGTCGGCGGTGATATCCTGCTTGGCCTTGGTGGGCGTGACAGTCTTGGCCTGCAGCTTAGATGCCTCCCCGGAATAGGTGCCAGCCACGCCCAGGATGGTAACACCACTCTTGATATTGCCCGCCACCAGCTTCTCTTTTTCCGTGTTGGCAATACCTACAGTTCCCTGGCCATTGTGGTAGCCGGCGGGGACATTATAAGGCGTGGCCGCGTCGGTAATGGCCCCGGAGACGGCCCCATTGTTCTTAATACCCTCCACGGCGGTGACACAGTCCTCCAGGTCGGCGGCGGACTGGGCCAGGCCCAGGGCCACCAACGCCGCCCGCAGGGTGTTGCGCAGCCCCTGCAGTCTGGTAATTTCGGTCTGGATACTCATACTCTTTGCCCCTTTCACAGTGAGGCCAGCAGGGCCTCAATATTGCCGATCTCCACATACACCGCGGCCGAGGTGACTGGCTTGGTGTTGTCCTCCTCCACGACATTGGCGGTATCTACCATCAGCACGTTCTCTTCTACCTTCAGGCCAGCCCCAATCTGGTAGGGGATGCCTCCTCCGCCAGCAGTGCCGCCCAGCTGCCCCTTGAGGGCTCCGCGTGTCCCCAAACTTCCATGTAGCTCAGTCACGGGTCACATCCCCTTCCAATACGAACCGGGCGGGCGGGATGATGGTGGCCACCATCCCATCCTTTGCTGTGAGCTGCACATCATAGGCATATTCGCCAGGAGTCAGATCGTTGGTGTCCTCATGATTCAGCAGCACGAAGGCCGCACCCTCCTGGAAGGAGGTCACTGTCTTTTGCAGCACCTCCGGTCCCATGGCCCAGGCCACGGTGAGGGTGACCGTGTCCCCCTCCTCAAAAGGCCGCTCCGTGCCGTCGGAGAGCTGGCAGGTCACCACCAGTTGCTCGGTGTCGCCTCGAATCATGCGGATGTCGCTTCCGTTGATGGTCACGCGGCCTCACCTCCCTTACATCGCTGCAACCTTGTCCAGTAACTCGTCAATCTCCTCACCGGAGTATTTCATGGTGTAGTATTCGGTTGGTTCTTCTGCTGCTTCTCTGGCTGATAATTTCCGCTCAAGTGCCGCTACACGTTCCTCCAGAGTCAGTTCCATTTTCTCACCTCACACAATTAGCCGACGGCCAAGCCGATCCAGCAATGCACGGCCGCTTTTATCCCGGATCGGGCCGGAAACCAGTTTTTTTCTCACTCCAAAATACAGGATTACACCGCCCGGCCCGCCATTTGAACCAGGAGACCCTTTCCCCGCCGATCCGCCGTCCTTCGTGATCCAGATACCGGCCGGTAATTCTGACGGGCCATAAGCCTCCGCAGATGCAAACAGTCCTCCGGCCCCACCGCCACCGCCACCGCCGTGCCCGCCATTTCCTCCAGCTCCAATTTTGTCCGGCGTTTTGGGTACATCAGGGGACGCCCCTGCTCCGCCAACCGCCGTCGGACTGTCGCTGCCGGGTTCTCCGTCTTTCCCATGGGCGGCTCCACCGCCTGCTCCACCACCATAGATGCGTACATTTTCAGATGTATAATCGTCAAACTTCCATCCATACGGAGGCCCACCCGGGCCGCCAGTGTTCGGGGGCACATCCTCGCCGTTCTCTCCATAATCCCCTCCGCGGCTGGATGCCTGTCCGCCACGGCCACCCGCAGCACCGTTAACACCTTCAGTTCCCGGCTTTGCAAGTTCTTCTTCCGTTACCGGGTCCACGTATCCGATCTCAGACGAGGCCCCCTGTGCAGACGATAAATCCCCGAACGTGGTCTCACCACCAGCAGCACCCACGGCCCCATTCGTCGCTCCTCCAACGCCTGGGGTGCCGCACTCATAATGGATGACCTGACCAGGGACAACATCAATCGTCGCCCGGTAGACCTTTCCGCCAGCGCCTGGAGCCCCCTTTTGTCCTCCTTCTCCGCCATCGGCCTGTGTGTCTGACCACGATCCACCAGCATCCTGTTCCTTTGTTGTTACGATTAGCTGGGTTCCTCCGCCTGGTTCACCGTCAAACCCGGCCTGCGCACCGGTCCCAGCCTGGATGCATACCACTGTAAGGGTGTATACTCCCTCTGGCACGGTATAATCGCCGCTCCCGGTCAGCACCACCCGCTCGTCCAGGACTTCCTCTGTCTCGAACTTGGGTGGAACATACCCGATGACAGCCTGCTCAGATGCTACCAGCCGGCCTCCCATTGTAATGGCGGTATCCTTGATACACCCTTTGGATTCTCCCCCATAAGGGTGCTCAAAGGCCACCACATCACCCGGCCGCTCACCGTCGTATACCACCTCATGGTCCAGCGCCTCGATGTACTGATAGTATCCAGCCAGCCGCTGGGCCACGGCCGCCGAGTTGGTCAGTGAGACCAGGGTGGCCTCCTTGACCTCGACCACGTTAGACACCTCGTCTTCGGACACCGGCACCCGCACATCGCGGGTCATATGGACATACTTTTTCCCAGTTAGAGTGCCGGTCCCGGCGGAGAGCACGGCATAGTTGGCGCCGCTGGACTGGACGGAAAAACCGGATGCTTCCAAGCCGTAGGCCGGCTCCTCGAACTGGATGATGTCGCCCTCCTCAGCCACCCCCTCGAACAGCGTCACTTCTTCGGTCCCTTTGATATATTGGTGCTCCAGCACTGACACCTCGGTGACCTTGCTCTCATAGGTGACCTTATCGCCCCAAAAGATTCGATCCGGCGGGATGGAGCTGGAGACACCATCCCACAGGGATTCGATGCGCAGCACCCCGTTCTGGTCAGTCTTTGCATGGGCTCCGATGGCAAAAAGCACCTGCGCCAGATTGGCCCGCCGGGTAGCGACAGGCAGCCATCCATATAGCTTAATACCTGCGAATTTGCTCTGAATGATGTAGGGGATGGTGCAGATCTCCGCCACCAGCTCGTCCACCGTCTGGCCGGTGTAGATGCCACCCAGGTGATTGGACTGCTCCAGGAGAGCGACCGCATTGTTGGCGCTGATCTCATAGGTGTATTTCCCGGTACGCTGGATGCTCTCGATGTAATAGGTGCCCCGCAGCTTGTCCCGGTAGTAATACAGCAGTTTCTCATTCCGCCGGAAAGCGGTCAGGGCCGCGCCCGTCTCCTCGTCTCTGATATATAGTCCCACGTTGATGGTGCCGATTTCCAGGGCGTCGGACAACAGAGCCACAGCGTCATAAACTTCTCCGTCCTGGATCTCGTCATCCGTAAAGGTCAAGTCTCCATAAACCAGTTTATTAACCGTGGCGCTCATGCCGGCCTCCTTTGGGGCTTCTGTGCGTAGAATTGGACGGACAGGTTCCCCCATCTTCTGGTTTTCCCATTATCTGCCGTCATGCTGTCGCTCGTATCCTCGATGTACGCCCGGAAGCTCAATGTACCCGCTCCATAGGGAAGCACAACCTCGTGGGACTCCACTGGCGCGGTCAAGATTTCAAAAAGGGCATCATATTCCGTCTCAGACAATGCGTTGCTCCCGACGGTCATCTCATAGTCGTAATAGGTCCCGATGATGTCCCGGAAGTGGGCGCCGCTTTTCACGTCTCCCGACAGTTTGCTTTCACTGACTCTGCCCTTGCGGGCCAGTTCCGTGACAATGACATTGAACTCCTGTCCATCGATTGAGAATTTCATCGTCTGGTTCCCTCCACCAGCGGCGTGCCTGCCCGAGCATCCTCCCGTTTCAGTTCATAAGCCAGGTAGCGGGTTAGTCCAGGCGCCGGACGTATGGTCAGGGTTCCGCTCAATCCGCCTCCGCTCTCTTCCCTCACAATTTGCCGGATAAGGTTTTCCGGGGCCTCCAGGTTGCGGCCCTTCTTCTGGTCGCCCAGTACCGCCAGGAACTCCCCATTCGGCGGGATCACTGCACCGGTAGCCAGCGCGGGTATGCTGGCGCTGCGGCCGGAGACTCCGCCGTATGTGCTTGGACTCAAGCTCTGCTGGGTGGCGGCGTTCATTTGGTTTACCCGCTTCTCCGCAGAATTGATCGCCATCATCATGGCGGCAATTCCGGCGGTGATCGCAACTACGGCCACACCCAACGATAACGCTGACTGGAACGCACCCACCGCCAGCGCCGCAGCAAACGCCGCAGCAGTAACTGCACCCAGGATAGTGACCACTTTCTCCGCGTCGCTCATGGAATCCCACACGCCCGCCGCCTGCATCAGTAGGGAAAACAGCAGGCCAAAGGCCACGAACGCAAGCCCGGTGCTGGCCTTTGCCATGAGCATCGCCTTGTCCATTGTCATGAGAGATGTGGCCAGGCCGGTAATCATATCAATGGCCTTAATCGCACCAAGTGCAGCAATGCCACCGACAATCATCGTAAAAACATCATCTATGTTCCCCATACCCGCCACCCAGTTCACCACATTAGTGGCCAGTTCCGTGAGGTCTGTTATGACTGGGGCGAGAGCCGTACCCAGCTCGGCCGTAGCAGTCTGTAGCTCCAGTGTCGCGTCCCGGCCTTCTACCAGCTCCGGGTTGGCCTTGGCCCACGCATCATACACGCCCTTTAGCGGCCCCTGCGTCAAAACATTCAGCGCGAGTTCCTGCTTTTCAGCCTCCGTGGTACACATGGCAAGGTTGTTCGTGAAGTTCTCTGCGCCATAGCCAATACGGTCAAGCACTTCTGCAAACTGCCCGGTCGCCTCTCCGGTCGCCAACGTCTCCTGTAAGCTGTCCGCAAGGGATTCGATTTTCACAGTATCCGGGAAGGTGATAGCCGCGTTTGCCAGCCCCTCCACCGCCTCTTGAAGCCGGTTCTCCGGCACACCAGCGGCCAGGAGGTTTGATACTGCCTCAATGCTGCTGTCCGTTTCGCCGCTCACGGTATTCAGCTTCTGCATAGCCTCCCGGGTGGTGCCCAGGCCGACACCTGCCGCGCGTGCGTTCTGATCCAGCATGGACAGGTCACCCCGCAGCTCGTCCGTGGACTCCATCAAATCCATCATCCCGCCGGCCAGGTCTACCAGCATATCAGCCCCAAATCCGAGGCTGATTGCGTTGCTTACGTCATCTACGGAGTCCTTGAGGTCTTTCAGATCATCTTCAATGCCGCGGGCGGCACGACCGGCATCCCGTTCTGCGTCCCGGAAGCTGCTGCCGATGTCCTCTACCTCCGAGCCTGCGCTGCGCGCGGCCCGCTCGACTTTTCGGGTGCCTCCCTGGATGCCGGAGGCGGCGCGGTCTGCATCCCGTTCCGCCGTCCGAAAACCGCTGCCGATGCTTTCTGTCGCATCCCCAGCGCCACGGGCCGCCCGCTCGACCTTCTTCATGTCACGCTGGATGCCAGTGGCGTCAATTTCAGTATTGATAACGATGGAACCATCGAAGTCAGGCACGCGCTCACCCCCTCATTCTCTGTTCAAATTCTGTCCGCGCCCGATCCCGCTCAGGGTCCGCCTCCCGCAGTTCCAGCAGCTCCGCCATGTCCAGCCAGAGCCGCTTTTCCTCTTTGGTCAGCAGTCCCTTCTCGCGGCGGCTTCGCAAGCTGATCATACGCTGGAAGGTCGTATCCTCGTGGAGATCCAGAAACAGCATACGGAACTTCCACCAGTGCATCTTTACCGTCTGAAGGTCTATCCCGTGGGTCTGCAAGATTGCCGAATAGATGTATGCCCCGTCCTGGTCAAAGCTGTAAAGCCGCCTGCCGCCGGTCTCCCTGGGCTGTTCCCCGCCATCCAGGAAGCGAACTCCCTCCCGGACCGCCTGGGTAAAATCCGACGGCTGCTCCTGATAGAGCAGGCGGCAAAGCACCACTTGCCGCTCAAATCTAGTCAACTGAGGATCTTCATAGGCGCTCATGATACGCAGCCCAACCCGGAAATCCGTATTCAGCGGATAGCGTACCCCGTCAATGCGAACCGACTCGGGGAAACGGGTCAGCATGGGGTTCATTCCATCACGTCCTCCGCCGGCTCCTTCAGATAGCGGTCAAGCTCCCCCTGACGCGCTTTCCGAATATAGGGCGTCACGCCGCGAAAGAAACGGGCCGCCATTGCCACGCTGTCCCGGCTGCCAAATACGGTCTGCGCCGTCCCAGGCCCAAAGGTGCGGTCAATTCCTTCTCTCAGAAAAGCGAACGCCTCCCGGGTAAGCGCCAGCTCCGCCCGCGATTTCTCCAACTTGCTTCCGTCTCCCTCCGCAATGGCGGCGGAGCGGGCTTTGATGTCGTTTTGGCGCTCCTCGAACTCCGCCGCAAGGGCGTAGAAGTTTTCCGCAAAGGACACATCTGTGGGATAGAACTCAATGACTCGACTCTCGTCGTTGTCGATACACAGACGCACCGCCTTCCCGGCGATGTTCAGGCTGTCCATATGTTATCCCTCCAACGCAGACGATCCAGGGGTAAAGGTGAGCTTGCCGGCCGTGATGGCCGCAGCGCCATAGGTGCGCTCCCCAATCCAGTGGATGTTGTATGGAAGCTGTAGCCCCTTGGTGCTGCCGCCGTAGGACTGGACGGCTACAATAGCCTTTTGTGTCCATGCGTCGTATTTCCCCTCGCTTTCGGCGAAGATGTTTACGCAGCAGAAGGTCTTTTCCACGTCGGTGAGGGTTTTCTTGTCCCGTACCACGCTGTAAAGCCAGGCAAAGAGCTTGCTTTCCCGCTTGGCGTAGTAGGGTTCCACGCTGGTCTGCTCCTCGTACTTGTCCAATGTGGTGGCGGTAACGCCGGTCACATCAGTTACCGTTTCCACGTTGGGATTCAGCTCCAGCGACAGCTCTTCAATGCGATCACCCTGGAGCTCCCACTCAGGGGATTCCGCCTCTCCCACATCTGCAAACAGCTTGAACTCTGCGCGTTTGACCGCTCCGGTTCCGGTAATAGTAGGGTCAGCCATTTGGTACAACCTCCTTCTTGATAGTCAATTCGATTTGTACTTGATACAGCCCCGCCCCGTTCTGAGAAACATCGTAGAGCGTGGCATACTGAACCGCGATCCCTTCCACGGAATAACGTCCGGGCAATTCTGGATAGTTCCCTTGATCTTCCTGATCCTCCAGCCAGCTCGCCAGGGACTCCAGAAAGTCGTAGTTTTCAGCCCGATCCGCCTCGTCCCCTGCGCACTCCAGGGCAAAGAAGTGGTATCGGCTGGTATAGTAACGATTACCAACCACATCCTGGGTGTCCGTTCCACCGCCCGCAGGGGCCAGGGAGTAAGAGGGCGGTGCCGCCCTGGTCAGGTCGGTCAGAATTTCCCCCAGCGGACGGAGCTCCATCCCCTCGTAGCCCTCCAAAAAGTCTTGAAGTGCCTGCAAAATACTCACAGCACCCTGCCTCCCCTATAAGCTCGATTTGCCTCCGCCACAATGTCGGCGGTATGTACCCGTTTCATGCGGTCAAACCATCTGGCCCCCCGCTTGGGGGCCCCATGGAATTGCAGCTTTTTCCCGGTATACTTTTTGGGGGCTTTCGGCGAGAAAAATCCCACCAACTGTCCACCCTCATGCAGCGGGACGTTCGGCCCCATAACCCTGCCTTCGTACAGATAATGCGCGTAGGGCGCCGTCCACTGTACCCGTCCAGAACCTACCACTGTTCCAGTGATTCCACTGTTACGCAGCACCCCGGACTGGAATGGCAGAAACGGCTCTGAAAAGCGGAGAACACTGGAATCTATAGCCCGCTGGGCTCTTTGCAGCCCTGCCTTCCTCTTCCGCTTGAAATGCGGATTCCAGTGGAAGCTATAGCTCATTCCATCACCGCCTCCACATGGGACAGCCTGCCGAAGTCCAGGCGGTCCGCCTCTGATACCCGGAGGCCGCCCAAGGCCACGATGTCCTTGGCCGTCCTCACTGCCCCGTACCCTTCGCCCTTTGCCGCGTAATCTCCGGCCTGAATGGCTGCGGTGATGGGCATATAAACCTTGACGCCATTCGACGCCGAGGCCCCGGTCTTGCGAAGCTGTTCACCCCGTCTGTCCTCCCACAAGCAGCCGGTGACCACTTCTGCGGTGTAGCTTTCGTCTGCGCCTCTGCGCCAGATTGTTACGGTATGCGGCCACACAGCGATTCGCCTCCCCGGTACAGCAGGCCGGTATTCCCCAGCCACATCCACGCGGCATCCCGCCGTTTCTGCGCCGGGCTGGCCGTCTGTGCATAGGTCCGGGACCAGGAGCCCACGCTTTCCGACGCTACAACGCCAGCGCCCTCTTCTCGCTCGGCCTTGTACTCCTCAGCTACGGCGCATAGCGCCATCTGGCACCGCTCCAGCAGCTCCGGGGCCAGGTCAGCCGCCGTCCTGCCCAGGGTCAGCTCCTCCAGGCAGGCGGCGGCATCCCGGCTGAGTACGGGCCACTCCGCAGCGGTGATCTTGTCCCCGTGATAGGTCCCCCTATAAAATTCATATCCTGCGGTCAGCATGGTCCGCCCCCCTGTTCCTTAACCTGCGCCGGCCACCTTGCGCACCCGGGCCAACTTGGAGTTAGTCACCCGGTAGCCGGTATTCATCTCCACCTGGGCCAGAGAGCCCGCGAACCGCTCGGAGTCGATGATGCGGGCCACCTCGAAGTTGCTCACCACGGACAGGGTCTCATGGTAGTACATGACATACTGCACCTTGCTCATGTCCACAGTCTTCTGCGCACCGGTGTGGTCGTAATACTTGATGCTGCCGGTGGCACCATTGGCCTCCACGAAGGTGAAGCCCAACCACTGGCCCACGTTGCCGGTGGCCGCGATACGGTCGTTAGTGCTGGGAGTGAAATCCTTGCCTGCCGCCTTGAGCACCAGGCCATAATACTCCGGGGTGCACATGACCACGTTGGCCCGGCCTTTGTCCTTCACGATCTCGGTACGGGTGTCGATCAGGTCAGACTTGACGGTATCCTC